GGAAGGAAAAAGCCCCTCTGGTGGTCTCAATGCCAAGGGTCGCGCATCCTACAACAAGGCCAATCCCGGTAAGCCGGGGCTGAAGGCTCCGCAGCCTGAAGGTGGGTCGCGTAGGGACTCTTTTTGCGCCCGGATGACAGGTATGAAGAAGAAGCTTACCAGTGCGAAGACGGCTAACGACCCCAATAGCCGTATCAATAAGAGCCTTCGGGCGTGGAAATGCTAGGAGAGTAAGATGGCAATCGGTCGCGGCAGCATGATGAAAGAGCTCTTTGGCAATCGCCAAAAGGCTAAGAAAATGGCGACAGGTGGTACTCCTACTCCCACGGATACGATGAACCAGCGTGGGCGCGATATTGCTGAACAGGCGCAAGCAGGGGGTATGAAGATGGCTACGAACGCCCCTTCGCGTATTACGCCACTCAATCCCGCGACTTATTCTCAGGGTACGCCCCCTATGCCCAGCATGAACGGCCCTGTGCGGACAATGAAAAAAGGCGGTTCTGTGCGCGGCTGCGGCTGCGCTACTCGCGGTAAATCTGGCGCAAAGGTGTACTGATGGCAAAGAACTGGATCGCAGGCGCTATCAAAAAGCCCGGGGCCCTACGCTCCGCGTTGAAAGCTAAGCCGGGTGAACCCATCCCAGCAAAAAAGCTTGCTGCTGCGGCTAAGAAACCGGGTAAGTTGGGCCAACGCGCTCGCCTTGCCGAGACCCTTAAGAAGATGAAGTGAGGCTACCATGGCTGTTATCGTACCTGATCTGCCAGAGCTTTTTGAGGAAGCTTACGAACGCGCTGGTATTGAAATGCAGTCGGGTTACGACCTGAAAACGGCCCGCCGTAGCCTTAACCTGCTCACCCTAGAGTGGCAGAACCGGGGCTTAAACTTGTTTACGATTGAGTCAGGCACGCAGGTTCTGACCGCGGGAACCGCCACGTACATCTTACCTACGGGCACGATTGATCTGATTGAGCACCAACTGCGTACAGGGAGTGGGACTTCTCAGGTAGATACCTACCTAGAGCGCATCAGCGTTTCCACCTATTCGCAGCAGACTAACAAGCTGATCACGGGCCGTCCCACACAGATCTTCGTGCAGCGCCTCGCTACCGAGACCAAGTTCACTCTGTGGCCCGTCCCAGATAATACGCAGACGTACACGGTTGCGTACTACCGCCTCAAGGGTATTGATGGTCTGGCCTCGGGTATTGGTGGTGATATGACCACGGTGCCACCGCGCTTCGTGCCTGCCCTCGTGGCAGGGTTGGCGTACTATATCGCCATGAAAAAACCCAAGTCTCAACCCTTGGTGCCGCAGCTCAAGGCCATCTACGATGAACAGTTTGAGCTCGCTGCTGATGAAGATCGTGACCGTTCTTCGGTTATGTTTGTTCCTTTCAACTCCATGATGCTAGGTAACTGAAATGCCCGCATACGCCCGTGGCAGTAAAGCTTTTGGATTCTGCGACCTCACTGGGTTTCGTTACCCTCTGAGCGAACTTGTCTGGGAAATAAAGCTTGGACGGCGCACTGGGTTTCGTGTCGGTAAAGATGTTGTCGATCCTGATCATCCGCAGTTGTATATCGGGCGTCTCAAGATCAATGACCCGCAGGCGCTGAAAGACCCGCGTCCTGACACTGCAGAGGCCGCAGCAAACGCTATCTGGGGATGGAATCCGGTGTGGAATCCGCTGCAATATGCTGTAGGATCTGTTGGAACTGTAACTGTAACCACAACTTAAGGAGGCCGTCATGGCTATGAAAATGAAAGAAGGCTCTGCTAAGGATATGCGCGAAGACAAGGCCATGGCCAAGAAGCGCGGTATGCCTATGAAAATGTGGGAAAAATCGGCTGCTGACAAGAAGCACGATGCTCCCGAGAAAATGGCTAAGGGTGGCGCTGTCAAGAAGATGAACTACGGCGGTATGATGCCTCCTCCTCCTCCCGGTGGCGGTGGGGCTAAACAGTTGGGCGGTGACATTGCTTTTAGGTTTAAAGACCCCAGCGGCGATCGTACAATTGGCCCCGGTAAGTCGGGCCCCGGGCGGGACCGCGGCAATATGCCCCCTCCTCCTATGTTGCGTTCCCCCGGTGGCCCCGGTGCGCCTCCTCCTATGTTGCGTACCAGCGGCATGATGAAAAAGGGCGGCGCTGTTAAGAAGTCTATGGGCGGCACTGTTCGCGGTGCTGGTTGTGCTACCCGCGGTAAAACCGGGGCGAAGGAATACTAAGCCATGGACTACACGCAACTCAGCCAAGCGATACAGGACTACACGGAAAACACGGAAACCACTTTCGTGAGCAATATTCCTACGTTTATTCGCCAGACTGAGGAACGTATTTATCGCTCCGTGATGATCCCGGAACTCCGTAAGAACGTCACAGGCGCTTTGACGAGCGGGAATAAATACCTCGCTCGTCCTTCCGATTTCCTCTCCGTCTTCTCTCTTGCCGTGATTGACGGCACGGGGGAGTATCAATACCTCATCGACAAAGATGTGAACTTCATGCGTGAAGCATACCCGTCACCGTCAGTGACTGGGGTGCCAAAGTACTACGCTCAGTTCGACGGGGATATCGCATCCACAAGCTATGGTAACTTCATTCTGGGCCCGACCCCAGATGCCGCGTATCAAGTAGAGCTGCATTACTACTACGACCCTGCCTCTATCGTGGATACTGGAACATCGTGGCTTGGTGAAAACGCCGAGACTGTGCTCCTGTACGGTTGCTTGATTGAGGCTTATACCTTTATGAAGGGCGACAACGACCTCGCAGCTAAGTACACTGAGCGTTATCAGGGCGCACTAGCCAACCTTGGCCTCATTGATGTACGTAGTAAGCGTGATGATTATCGCGATGGGCAAATAAGGACGAACACATGAACGCTGGAGTTATGGATATCCCAAGGGATATCCCACTTGTGCAGGTGCATACAACGTCTGGTCGTGGATTCACGCCGGAAGAGATTGCAAAGCGCTGTGCTGATCGCCTGATGTATGTGGCTGACAGTGCGCCAATGGCTATCCGTGAACAGGCACTGGCGTTCAAAGATCACATCGAAAAGGTCGTCGCGCTCTATATGCACGAGGCTATCGCCAGTGATCGCACAACTGTGTATAATGCGCTTAAAGATGCGGGTCACCCTGACCTTGCTGAACTGATCAGGAGGATCTGACATGGCTTTCACTGGAAACTTCATGGCTACGTCTTTCAAGACAGAACTCTTGAAAGGTTGTCACGACTTCACTCTCACCACTGGTGACGTATTCAAGCTTGCACTGTACACAAACTCTGCATCCTTCACCGCTGCCACCACTGCATACACGGCGACCAACGAAGTGGCTGCTTCAGGCTCCTATGCCGCTGGTGGTGGTACTTTGACCAACATCACCGCAACAAACTCAGGGACCACGGCATTCACAGACTTTGCTGATGAGACCTTCACCACGGCAACCATCACTGCCCGTGGCGCTATGATCTACAACACCACTCCCAATACGACTTCGTCGGCTGGCTTGACCAACCCCTGCGTTGTGATCTTGGACTTCGGTGCTGACAAGACCTCGACCGCTGGTGACTTCACCATCGTGTTCCCGACCGCTGATGCAACCAACGCCATCATTCGGATTGCATAAGGTGATGCCACTATGTCCACTGGATACTTCGCAAAAGTAGTCGATGGCATCGTAGAGGCTGTCATCAGGGCAGAGCCTGAGTACATCGCAGAGAACCCAACCTTCTTCCCAGAGAACTGGGTAGAGGTTCCTGACATGGATCAGTACCCAGCCATAGGGTACACATGGACCCAAGATGGCGGCTTTGTGCCGCCTCCAGTAGATGAAAGTGTAGTGTAAGAATGGTCAAGTTCGTCAACAGAGCGAAGATGACCACATCCACCACTGGTACGGGGACTCTCACACTTGTCACGGCACTGTCTGGGTTTCAGTCCTTTGCAGCATCAGGCGTAGTCAACGCTGACATAGTCACATACGTCATTGAGGACGGCACAGCTTGGGAGATAGGCAACGGGGTCTATACAAGCTCCGGCACGACCCTATCTCGCTCTCTCCTATCATCCAGCACAGGAAGCCTCTTGGTGCTGTCTGGCAACGCTGTGGTGTATGTGTCTGTGATCTCACAGACCATTGATGACCTGTATGCCACCAAGGCTGACCTAGCATCTCCCAGCTTCACTGGTCAGGCATCCTTCGCAGACGGCACAGCCGCCCTACCTTCGATCACCAACACGGGTGATACCAACACAGGAATACTTTTCCCCGCTGCGGATACCGTGGCTGTGTCTACGGCTGGCACTGAGCGTATGCGCGTTGATATTAACGGCAACGTGGGAATTGGAGGCACTGTTCCAGCAAGTCTTCCAAAGGTAGGCCTATATGGCGGCATTCGCTTTTTGGCAACCGAAACTGCCGCTGCCACCTACACTGGGATTGGGTCAATTGCATTAGATACTGTAAGCATTAGCACGTCTGGCACTGAACGTATGAACATCGGTACGGGGGGCAACATCTCGGCTGGGTCAGGCACTACAAATATTGCTTATACCATAGGCGGCGATATCTACCTACCAGCAGCCACTACGGAAGGCCGTGCTGTTCAGATTGGCAATGGAAGAACTGGAAACGGAAACGCATACATAGACTTTGTTGGTGACGCTACCTACACAGACTGGGGTCTACGCATCATCCGCAACAACACGGGGGCTAATGCCAACAGTGAGATAAGTCATCGCGGCACAGGTGGACTTATCCTTAACGCTTTTGATAACTCATTTATCTATCTTCAGACAAACAACACTGTACGTTTTGTTGTTGGCTCTGCGGGCCAACTTGGCATTGGCGGCGCTACCTATGGCACATCTGGTCAAGTGATGACCTCTGGCGGCTCAGGTGCAGCGCCTTCGTGGAGTGATGTTGGCACGGCAATAGCGGGTCAATCTGGTGGAGGCGTTGGAACCTATCTATGGGCAAACACCAATAACTCAACAACATATGCTCTCAATGCTACAATTGCTGGAAGTTCACTGTTGCCAACGGGCGCACAGACAAGTGATGGCGCTCCAGCTACTGCCCGCACTTCTGGAAACGGCGCGGCTCCAGCCGGAACTTGGCAATGCATGGGAACACGGACAACCACTTCTGGAGCTATCACCAACAACGCAACACTTTGGTTGAGGATTTCGTGATGAACTACCGCAACGCAAAGCATATCAACAACAACCGCATTGACTGCGAGATAGAACATCCCGCCCACGGGTGGATACCATTCACTTGTGATCCAACCGACACTGGCGCGGCGTTTGATGTTGTTGCATTGTATGATGCAATGGCCTCTGACCCCGTTACCGTTGCCTATATTCCGCCCACACAGGCAGAGCTTGACGCAGAGCAAGCTGGAGTGGTTCGTTTAACCCGTGACACCCTTCTTGCCAATGTGGTCGATCCCATTGTCTCCAACCCCTTGCGCTGGGCTGATCTGACAGCCGAAAAGCAAGCAGAGTGGGCTGCATATCGTCGCGCCTTGCTAGATGTTCCACAACAGTCTGGCTTCCCCAATGATGTTGTGTGGCCTATATCTCCATAGCCACAATTTAACGTAGGAGGACTTGTGCTATGCTTGGGTTCTTCCCTACCGCTTCAGCGCCGACAGCATCTATAGGCATACCGACAACGTATGTGTCGGTCACTGGACTATCTGCCACAGGTTCCGTAGGAACCGTCACGGTTGTTGCTAAGGCAGTTGTCTCCGTCACTGGTGTATCCGCTACAGGCTCTTCAGGGTCTGTTACTGTCACTGCTGGAGCCAATGCTCCCGTAATAGGCGTTGAGGCTACAGGGCAGGTCGGAGCCGTCACTACTGTTGGCAAGGCCAACGTGTACCCGACAGGGGTACAGGCAAGTGGCATAGTTAACGCCGTCACCACCACAGCAGGTGCAAACGTATACCCCGTAGGTGTGACTGCTACAGGCGCTGTCGGTACTGTCACAACCACTGCTGGCGCAAACGCATATGTCATTGGAGTATCTGCAACAGGCTACGTTGGCTCCGTGACGTTCAAGATCTGGACAAGTATCGTTCCAGACCAAGCCCCCATCTATGGAGATATAACACCTGTGCAAAGCCCGTATTATACGGGCATACCGATATCTCAAAGCCCAAGCTACGCAAGCCTGACCCCAACCCAAGACCCTCAGTTTGTGCAGGTTCTGGAAGGGCCTTCTGCTGCATATAGCTCACTGACTCCAAGCCAGAACCCTAGCTGGGTTCAGATTGTTGCTGCGGGGTCTCCGCTATGACTCAAGCAACGGGCGGCATAATCACATCTGCCACGATTGGCGGAACCCTATATACCATCCACACCTTCACCACCTCTGGGAACCTTGTAGTCACCACGGGTGGCAGCGACATTGAGTACTTGCTTGTTGGTGGTGGTGGTACTGGTTTTAGATCAACAGCAGCAACGAGTACAGGCTGTGGAGGCGGCGGTGCTGGTGGCGTCCGAAGAAACATTGGGTCACCAATTTCCCTTACTGCGGCAACGTACCCTATCGTTGTTGGTGGAGGTGGCGCTGCTCCCGGATCCGGGTCAGCAAACAGCGGTGTAGCATCCACATTTAACGGCTTATCAGCCGTTGGCGGCGGCGGCGGTGGTGGTGGCAATGGCGCGGCTGGGGGTTCCGGCGGTGGTTCTGGCTCTAGTGGTAGCGCTGGTGCTGGGACAGCGGGTCAGGGATTTGCTGGTGGTGCTGGATATTTCTCCGTAATTGGCGGTAACGCCGCTGGGGGCGGAGGCGGTGCGTCTATTGCTGGGTCGGCTGGTACTTCTGGTGGGGCTGGTAAAGGTGGCAATGGCGTATCTCTAACATTTGCATCGGCTACTGCGACAATTTATGGCGGTGGCGGAGGCGGATCTGGAGGCGGAACACTTAGCGTACCCCCTGCTGGAGCGGCAGGTACCGGCGGCGGAACGGCAGGTTCAAATAGCGGAACTACCACAGCAGGGACTGACGGACTAGGTGGTGGTTCTGGTGCCACAAGACTTGGTAGGAATGTCGGAAAGGGCGGTGATGGCGTTGTCATCATCAGATATGTAACAAACATTCCAGTATCCGTCCCTGTCACTGGTGTGTCCGCCACTGGCAATGTTGGCTCTGTAACCGTCACTGGAAAGGCAGTCGTCCCTGTCACTGGTGTGACGGCTACGGGTCAAGTCGGCACTGCAAGTGCATATCTTCAACAACGTGTTCTTGTTACAGGAGTCACTGCCACAGGCAATGTTGGCACAGTAAATGTCAACGTCCCGACATATGTTACAGGGGTTTCAGCCACAGGTCAGGTCGGGGCTGTCACTGTCTATCTTAACCTTAACGTCCCCGTTACTGGTGTTGCGGCAGCAGGTCAAATTGGGACTGCCACTGTATACTTGAACCTAAATGTGCCTGTCACTGGTGTTGCAGCCACGGGGTTTGTTGGTTCCGTAACCACAGTTGCAACAGCAAATGTTTATGTAGTTGGCCTGTTTGCAACTGGGCAGGTAGGAACTGTCAGCACTGTAGCAAAGGCTATAGTTTATCCAGTTGGCGTGTCCGCAATAGGCCAAGTCGGTTCTGTCACAGAGTTCCTTTGGACGAGCGTTTCTCCAGATCAAGCCCCCGATTACAGTCCGATTGCACCGATACAATCTTCAGGGTATAGTGCAGTAACTCCTACCCAGAACCCTATCTGGACCCCAGTTGTGACATAAGGTGGTGTACCATGGCTAGCACATCTACTACGAATACCGGGATTGAAAAACCGGGGCTTGGGGAGCAAGCGGGTACTTGGGGTACCACTGCAAACACCGACTTCGACATTATTGACCGCGCCTTATCCGGGGTTACTTCGGTATCGCTGACGGGCTCTTCCGATAGCACCACCATCGTGACGACCAACAATGTGCTTTCAGTTGGGCAGAACCGGACTTTTGTCCTTACAGGTACCCCAACAGGGACATTAGTTTCACCATTTGCGCTTACTGTGACGCCCTCAACGGCACAAAAGCTGTACTTTTTCCGCAACACGACTTCGGCCTATATCAATATTATCCAAGGTACGGGGGCTACAAAGGCCCTGATCTACCCAAGCGCCACCGCTATCGTATACCTAGACGGCGCAAACAACGCCTTTGACGTAAGCACCGCGTTTAACTACCTGTCCACAATCAATGGCGGAACTGTCGCGGGCGCTGCTACGTTTAACGGTATTACAAACTTCACGAGCACCGTGGGTATCGGCTCTGCTGCACCAACTGCCAGCCTAGAGCTCAAGGCTGACGATACGCCCGTAGCTCAGTTTACCGCGTATATCTCTGGCACCACGATGACTGTGTCGGGGGTAGCATCTGGCACTCTGGCAACTGGGCAATACATCTTCGGCGCAGGCGTATCTGCAAATACGTACATTACCACTGGGTCAGGCGGCGCGGGGACATATACGGTTAGCGCTTCACAGACTGTCGCCACCGTAGGTTCGCCAATCACAATGTACGCGATTGCTGCGACCAGCAACCGTATCCGCTTCACCGATTCCGATACCACTGTAGTGGCGGGCCAGCCGCTTGGTACGGTAGAGTTCTACACTTCAGACGCCTCCACTCCCGGCGCAGGTGTTGGCGCATTTGTCACCGCCATTTCCGAAACTGCTACCCCAGACACGGCGATTGTTTTTGGTACCCGTAACGATACTGCGGGTGGTGTTGGTGCTGTTGAAGTCGCCCGCCTTACGAGCGGGGGGTACATGGGGCTAGGTACGGCTGCACCAGCAGCCCCGCTCCATCTCGTTACTACCGTAGCTGAAGCAGTTATCGTAGAAAATTCGGATGCTGGCGCTGCATCCGCGCCAGAAGTTGTCCTCTACCGTAATAGCGCGTCTCCTGCCGCCGCAGATGTTCTCGGAGCCGTGGTATTTAGGGGTAAAAATAGCCTCGCAGTTGATAAAGATTATGCTCAAATTGGGTCACGCATCGAAGATGCGACAACTGCCACTGAAGATGCGAGCGTCTATTTCCAAGCTATGAAGGCGGGCACGCTTACCGACCGCCTTGTTCTTGGATCGACTGCTATGCAGCTTGCAGTGGACTACAACCTCGGCATTGGCACCACATCTCCAGATACCGCTATTGAAGTTTCTGGGAGTACTTCGCCAATCGGTGCCTACACGGGGTATATCTACGACGGCACCACCTCGGGAACTGCTGGCACTGTTCTTAACGTAACTGGGGTAACTTCCGGCACTCTTGCTGTTGGACAGTATGTCTTTGCAGCTACCATAGACCCAAACACCTACATTACGGCGTTTATCACGGGTACTGGTGGCGTAGGCACATACCGCGTGAGCGTTTCGCAAGCCGCTGGTACCTCGGGCAGTCCAATTACCGTATCTACTATCGCCGCTTCCTCAAACCGTATTCGCATCACAGACACTGACACCGCAGTGCAAGCAGGGCAACCCGCGGGCACGCTTGAGTTCTACACCAACGATACCGATGCGCCCGGTGCAGGTGTTGGTGCTTTCGTATCCGCAGTCTACACAAGTACAACCCCCGATATTGATCTAGTATTCGGTACTCGCGATAACCCCGCCGCAAACGCTGGGTCCGGCGCTACGGAGCGGATGCGTATTTCGCAGTCTCTGATTAGCTATACCATCCCGCAGGCCATCTCCGGAGCTAGCTACCTCGCTGCGGGCGCAAGCATCACAGCTACTGCTGCTGACGATGGTACAAAGACTACAGGTACGTACTCTCCGACCCCTATCGGAGGAAACATGAAACGTATCATTAACCAAGGAACCTTCTCGATTGCGGCCCCCACAGCGGCTGGTGACTACACGATGATTATCCAGATCACAAATGCTGCAACCCTTGCTGGCACGATTACCCTTACCGGGTTTTCTAAAACCACAGGCTCCGCACTAACTACTACAGCAAGTAATGACTTCCTCTTGTACATTACAAAACTCAATGGGTTTACTCTTGGAAACGTGGTGGCCCTGCAATGAGCCTCCCTCTAATGCCTATGAGCAACCCTATCTCTACCGCACCAACAGTAGCGTTTGGTAATGACTACTTTGGACGGCCAACAACCCTAACTGACTTAGGAGCTGACAATCCTAACCGCGTTGTAGTTCTCGCTGCATCTAGCGGTGGCCTCGGTACAAACACGATCTCCATCGGCGGCGTATCTCAGACTGTTTGGCATCCCCAGTCAAACGGCACTGTGCTTTCTAGCGGCACAAGCTACACCCAGTTTGCTATTGCGCGAGTTCCGACTGGAACATCCGTGTCTGCCTCTATCGCTAACGGCACTGTCTGTATGTGGTACACAATCATCGGGCTAAACGACCTTGTGCCGCGTTCGGGAACCCAAGATGCTTCTGGAACTCCCTCAGGGGGTGTCGTGATTATGGAAGAAGGCAGCGCTATTATTGCAAACCTATACGCAAGTAACGACAACAACTCCTTCACATGGACTTCGCCCATGATCCGCACGGTGAACAACACCTCACTTGGCCCATCCCGCGGTGCATCATCTGCGTATCTCCAAAATTCATCCGCCGGGGCGTATACACTCACGTGTGCCATGGGGTCAGGAACTATGTACATGGGCGCTATAGTGCTAAGGTAGGAACTAGGAATGCTTAACAGAGACCAGATCATCGTGGCCATGATCCTTGTCTTAGGGTTCCTGTTATCTATCGTCATCGCCAACGCACAGACTACACCGATAGACTGCCCCGAAGGTTATATCTGCACTTGGTCAGGGTCGGACGGCTCGGTCACCACCAATGGTGAGATGATTACCACGGTAATCTCTCCCCCGCCTACGGCTGTGTCCCCCCAATTCTCTGCGGGCAACGGCAATGACCTTTGCACTGTTGGTGTATCGGGGGCTGTGCAAACACAAATTCTTGGCCTGTCTGCTGGCAAAACTGTCCGCGATATGAACTGTGAGCGCCTCAAGAACGCCAAGGCGCTCTACGATATGGGGATGAAAGTCGCCGCGGTGTCCACAATGTGCCAAGATGAGCGCGTCTTTCAGTCGATGTTAGACGCAGGAACACCGTGCCCTTACGACGGCATGATCGGCGAAGAGGCAAAAGCGGCGTGGGAAGCTGACCCTGATCGCGCCGAGGGCACAGCGAAAGGGCGGCTTAATGACAAAACAAAATTGGGTATTGGCGCTCTGCTTGGTGTCTTGGGCCTCCTTATCGCACTCTGATCCGTACACCTACGGCGCAACCGATAATGCGGCATCTGATGGCCTTTCTTGGGTCATGGCTAATGTGATTCCAGACATACCCGGGCTAGATATCAGCGGTGTTTTTTATCAATACACCATCGACAAAGACCCAGCCGCAGATGCCTTGGTCCATGTGCAGAATGAAAACGCCTTGGGCGATGGCTACATATTCCGCGAGACAGATGATTGGTCTGGTATCGCCGGAAACACAATCACAAAGGGCGTCCCTGTAGCTAACATCCCAATCGAGTATTGGGGACTTGGATCAATTGAGGTCGAAGGCGAAGGCACAATCTCTGACGCCTCTGTGGTCTACTCCTTTCGTGTTGACGAATGCGCTAATGCGCAGTCAAACCCTTCCTGCGATGGCTATGTGCCCCCAGTGACTCCTGTAACTTTTGACGAACAGGAAACATACGATGCCTTGGAAGACGAGGCATACAAGATCGCAAGTCAAAAAACTGACCAAGAATATCAAGAGGATAAGGAATCCACAGAGGAGCAGAGCGACGACAAAGAGCGTAAAGCCCGGCTTGAACGTGGGTTAGCCGCTTCAAAAAACGCGCTGGCACTAGCCAACGGTGTTTCTCAGGATGCTATTATCGCCTCAATGAGTTATACTGATGATATGAACGCTTACTATGCTGCCGAACTTGATGGTGGCTCTTACGCAGATACAACCGTGCTAGTTGATGGAAAACTCCCCGAAAACCAGCGCGGGTTAAGGAACGGGCTAGCGCAGCAAGTTCTGTATGAGCAGATCATAGACCTGCAATACGAATAGGAGATGTCAAGATGAAATACTTAGCAGTCGTTATTCTGGCCGCACTGCCCCATATGGCGTCCGCCGAGGGTGTCCAAATTGAAGGAAACGTCCAAGCAAAGTGCGTCATCCGCACGGATCGCACGGGCGTATATGGTAACCCCACAGCAAACAAACTGAGCGCAAGTCCCGCTGATGGCGGTGTCACCCCGATTATCCGGTATGATGTTGCTTTGGCGGGGTACTACGTTGCGCGTATCACGCATCCTACTGCGTTTTCAACAAGCCCCACTTTGACAGATACTGTCGAATGGACAGGCGGTGCATCCGTATCGAGTGTGTCAAACCCACAGATGTCAACATACGATGCGACGAAAGTTGAGTATGACTCGACGACCGAGTTTAACTTGGCTGTAGCTGGGACAACGTGGTTCAAAGTCGCTTCAACTGCGGAATACGGCTACAACAAGGCGTTTCCTGCTGGGACGTATCGCGCTGTCATTCAAGCGGACTGCATCGCAAAATGAAGCTAGCAGTGGCAATGATCTTGTTTGCAACGGGTGCGGGCGCACACGACATGACGCCCGCATACCCCATCCTGCATCAGTCTTCTGTGCCGCAGATCATGCAAGCCGATTTGTCATTGTATAATGCCCGTGACGATGTTGAGTACTACTCCATTAGCGTCTTGGACGGTAACATGAACCCTATCCAATTCGCCTCGGCGCAGCGCGTAATGCACGTCCCTCCGGGGAGCCGGAAAGACTTTGAAATTTATATCCGCGAAGCTGACGTAGAGCGTGTCGTCTACGTATGCACAACATCCATGCTTCGTGCGGGGGAAAAGAGCAACACTATCATATCGTCTCGCATCTGCTCACGTTTGGACGGTGAAAAGGCATGAAGAGGTTGGCTGTTATCTTGGTATTGGTTGGCGGGGCGGCACAGGCTGACAGCACTTCGCTGGCACTACAGCTCCCCACTGCGTCAATGAGCTATCAAAGCGACAGTTTCAGGGCCAATAACTTAGATTGCAGCATGGCAATCGGCGGCTCCACAAACCTAGAAATCGGTGTGATGGGTGGCGTCAACAATCTTGGCGGTGCGGAGCTTGCACCACAGACAAAAGACATCGGGATATTTGCAAGGATTGTCATCCCTCTTAATGCACCTAAGTCGCGGATTGACTGCAATCAGCTCTACCTGCTGGAACTGCAGCAGCGCCGACTAGAGATACAGCAACTCCAAGCGGAACTTGACGCAATGAAAGCACTGCAAGACGAGCAGATGAATTTCGAACCATGACAGAAAGCCGTGATCTTGGGGAAGTGCTTGAAGAGGTTGAGGGCCTAAAAGATAAGGCTTTCACCATCCTCGGCCTTCGGATGACACCAACAACCATTGGTGCCGCTATCGCATTTCTATCCACTATCTGCGGTACGTTATACGGCGGGTTTGTCATGTACCAAAAGGTCGAAGAGGTCGCATCTATGGACCTTGGGGCCTACCAACAGCAGATGGAGGTCATGGACACCAAGGTGCAGGAGGCACTCGACTACGCCCGTGACATCAAGAACGGCTTGAAGGACGACATCATCAGGCTTGAAAAACAAGTCGATAGAGCAGAAGATGCTGTACGAAATAACGAAGAAAAAGTAAGAGCTTTAATCGACGATGCTGAGACGCGGTTCGAGACAAGGCGTGACCAACTTCGTATGTCACAAGATCAGGACATGAAGGAGCTGGAGGACAGGCTAACGAACAAACTGCAGCGGGCCTTAGACAACCCGCTCGCCCAATAGAGGACGACGAAATGAAAGAAAAACTACTTTGGCTGGTCTTCGTCGCTGCTATCGGTGCAGTTTTCTATTTTTCCGCGAACGGATTCTATCGTTACCCGTGCCAGAACCCAAGCAACTGGACTTTGTCCGAATGCCAACCGCCCCTTTGCACCGCTGCAAAGGAATGCCCTGAAGACTTGATAGGAGATGTAAATGGCTAAGGAAGACGCAGCAGTTATGGAAGCCAAGCTTCGCTATTTCATTGGCGTGGCTCTGACCGTCATCCTTGGCGGTACTATCTTTGTAATCTTGTACAGCTTGGTATTCGTGACCCAGCCCATGGGCGCATCCAGCGAAAATGATCGCAAGTTCTTTGAGCTATTGACGCCCATCGCGTCATTCATCGTGGGTGCGCTCGGCGGTGTCCTTGCGGCCAGCAACAGCAAAGTCCAGCAGGACGAGGAGAAGGCAGAATGATTGGTAAACTTGTCGGCGCTCTGATGGGGCGTAAGCTGAAAGAGAAGATGGCTGATGCTGTGCTGGACAAAGTCGATCTGCCTGACCCAGTGGAGAATGCCATCAAAGTTGCAGTCACGGGTAACGTAGGCGACCTGCTTGGCGCGGTAGCAAAAGGCGTGGAGAAGAAAAAGAAATGACCCTGACCAAAGACCACGTCATTCACATCCTGCATGGCAACGCAGATGCAGCGGCATGGGCAGATGCTGCTATGGAGATCTTGCCCAAGTATGAGATCAATACCCCCAACCGCATTGCTGGCTTCTTTGCCCAGTGTGGTCACGAGTCCATGAACTTCACGGCCTTGTCGGAGAACCTCAACTACCGCGCAGAGACCTTGGAAAAGTTGTTCTCCAAATACTTCTCAAAGGCTGGGCGCAACGCTGCAGACTACGCTAAGCAGCCTGAAAAGACCGCCAATATCATCTACGGGGGCCGTATGGGCAACGTGCAAGAAGGCGATGGCTACCGCTTTCGTGGGCGCGGCGTAATCCAATTGACCGGGCGCGACAACTATACTGCGTTTGGAAAAAGCGTTGGCATGTCGCCGGAACAAGTGATCGACTATGTGACCACCAAAAAAGGCGCGTTGGAATCGGCTTGCTGGTATTGGAACTCTCGCAACATCAACGCTGCGTGTGATGCCAATGACATCGTCAAGATGACCAAGCTGGTCAATGGTGGGACAATCGGCCTTGAAGATCGCCGCAAGCACTATGAGTCCGCTCTGGCCGTTCTTGGTGGCGCTACTCCTGCACCGATTACTAACGCTGCGGCCATCCCCGGCGTCTTGAAGAAGGGTTCTACGGGCGAAGCAGTCAAGCGGATGCAAGCTGAACTTGGCCTTGAGGATGACGGTGTATTCGGCCCCGGCACTGAGGCTGCTGTAAAAAAGTGGCAAGCTGCCAATGGCCTTGCCGCTGATGGTATAGTCGGACCAAAGACATTGGCTAAACTCTTGGCGTAAGTTATAATCCCGGCAACAGGAGGCTGCTATGCCGTTAATGAAGCTTCAGTTCCAGCCGGGACTTAACCGCGAAACCACTGCTTACGCAAATGAAGGTGGTTGGTGGGACTCGGACAAGGTCCGTTTTCGTATGGGCTACCCAGAGAAAATTGGTGGTTGGGCTAAGAAAAACACTGCGGCCCTACTGGGGAGCTGCCGCGCCATCCATCCGTGGGTGGCGCTTGATAACAGTGAGTACATTGGGCTCGGTACTTCTCAGAAATACTATGTATACGGCAACGGTACATACAACGACCTTACACCTATCCGGGCCACTACCACTGCAGGGGCGGTAACTTTTGCTGTCGCAAGGACTACACTAGCCGCTGCAATCACCAGCCCTAGTGCAACTTCACTTACGCTTACATCTGGCGCTACGTTTCCCTTGGGTACAAGTACACCTGCAGTTGGGGGGCTTATCCTCATCGACTCTGAGCAGATTCGGTATACAGGTAAAAGCGGCAACACGCTTACGGGCCTTGTACGGGGCGTCAACGGTACAATTGCCACTACTCACACAAACGGCACTACAGTTTTTTGCGCCACCCTCACCGTGACAAACACAGGTCACGGCGCTGTGCAGAATGACTTTGTGACTTTTTCTGGTGCAGCGAGCCTCGGCGGTAACATGACTGCCGCAGTGCTAAACCAAGAATACCAGATCACCGATACCATTTCAGCTAGCGTCTACATGGTAGAAGCCCGCACTGCGGGTATAAGTATCGCGGCTGCAACAACCTCAACAGGGGTAAGTTCTGCCTATGCAGTATTCTGCAGTGCAGGAGATACTACGACTGGTGGGGCGTCGACGGTCGGCGTGTATCAGATTAACACGGGCCTAGGCACATCTCTAATCGGCGCTGGCTGGGGCGCAGGTACTTGGAGTGGTACAGCAACTGGAGGTTTTGCGGCCACAGGCTGGGGCGCTGCGGCTAGCTCTTCGATCACGGGGGCTTCGCTTCGTCTCTGGAGCCACGATAACTACGGCCAGAACTTGCTATTCAACGTGCGCGATGGGGGTATCTACTACTGGGATAAGAGCGGGGGTTATGCCCGCGGCACGGCAATATCGGCACTTATCGCTCCTTACTCACCTACAGGCGCTGTCGGCAAAGCCCCGACTATCGCTAAACAGGTTCTAGTCAGCGACAACGACCGCCACATCATTGCTTTCGGGTGCGACGACGAGTTCACCCTTGGAACGCAAGACCCGTTGCTGATCCGCTTTAGCGCGGCGGAAAGTATTACTGAGTGGCGTACACTGGCTACTACAGACGCAGGGTCTATCCGTATCGGTTCCGGTTCGCTTATCGTCACTGCGGTAGAAACTAAACAGCAGATTATCGTCATCACGGATACTTCCGTGCACGCCATGCAGTACCTAGGGCCTCCGTTTACTTTTGGCCTGACGATGGTCTCCGACAACATCTCTATCTCCGGACCTAACGCGGCTATTGCAGTGGACGACTCGGTATACTGGATGGGTGAAGGCGACTTCTACATCTACAACGGTATTGTTTCGCAGGTACCGTGCGATGTGAAAGACTACATCTTCTCTCGTATTGACCCTACGCAGACGCAAAAAGTTACCGCTGGGGCGAATATCAACTACGGGGAAGTCTGGTGGTTCTATCAGAGCAATACCGAGGGCGTGACTGACAACGATTCCTATGTCGTTTACAACTACCAGCAGCGTATCTGGTATTACGGCTCATTGACCCGCACTGCTTGGACGCACAAGAACCTAGGCATTTTCCCAATTGCCGTTGGCACAGATAACTATGTCTACCTGCACGAGCAGGGCTTTGACGACGGCAGCACAGACCCTGTATCCGCTATTGGCGCATATATCGAATCTTCTGGGCAAGACCTTGGGGATGGTGACTCGTTTGCCTTCATCTGGCGCGTCATTCCTGACCTTACATTCCGTAACTCTACGTCAGATATCCCCACCGCGTATATGACCGTGCAAATGTCTAACTTCCCCGGTGCAGATTTCACTGGCGCACCTGCAGGATACAGTAACGGCAGCACTATCACACGGACAGCGACCTACCCAGTTGAACAATTTACAAATCAGGTCTTCACGCGCTTGCGGGGACGTAGCTTTACGTTCCGTATCGAAAGCAACCAAGTCGGAACTGGGTGGCGTCTCGGTGCCCCGCGCCTAGATATTCGCACTGATGGCAAGAGGTAGATATGGCTTCTCGTAACATACCAAGTATTACGTTTCCGGTACCGCCAAAGGTATACGATCAGCGTTACATGGCTGAGATGACCCGTGTGTTCGCGCAATACCTACAGCAACTTCAGAACCCCGGTGAGGGGCGCAACACGAATATCGTACTTACCGATGTGCCTACCAGCGCTACGGGGCTTAAGTCGGGCACTATCTACGTAGACGGGAGCGGGTTTCTAAAACTTGCCCCATAAACTTCGTATGGAACTTATGCGCTAGTGTGTGCTAGTATGGATCAACTCACGGATAACGGAATACATCATGTACTCTCCTCAGTTCCTTGCCCAGCTACGGGCATATCTAGCTAGCGGCGGCAAAGAGAATTTTGGCGGCGGGATCAGCGCACTGTCGCCTACCCCCATGCCTGTCGCAGCCCCAGAGGAAGACGACCTGTCTAAAGGTATTACCGCGGGGCTGAACTCTTTCAAGCAGCACTCCGTGCCACAAGATACGAAGCTAAAGACCTACATCCCCGGCGGCGCTACACGTGAGCAGATGCCGATTCCTGTGGTGATGCGCCAACCCCCTGCGGGATACCGCCCCGGTATCGACCCTGAGTGGAACTATGGCATCGCAAATCCGCAATCCGCCACGGACATCAACTCCTACAATATCGAACGCACTAAGAATATGGTTGGCGGCGGTACAGTATCCACTGGAAACAAAGAAGCGGACCGCCGCATAGCGGCGGGTGACCAGCGCGTTATCAATAATCAAAAAGCCGCCGCTATGTACTCGGCGCAGGAAAACGCTCGGGACGGTACGCCAATTCCAGAGCATCTAAAGCGGTGGCTCCCCAGCGGGGGTGGGCGCGAAGTTAACCTGAACAAGCTTGTCTCTATCGCTAACCCTACCGCCCCCGGCAAGTACAAAAACTTCTGGGATCGTATCAATGGCGGCGGTCCCGGCGCGGGCTACACGGGCTTGTTCGATATGATTAACGGTGGGGGTATGGGCGGTTCCTATGCTAACCCCGGTACAAACATTCGTGGTCTTGGTGCAATTGTACGGGACTACCAGCTAGGCGGCATTGGTGCAATTGCCCGTGACGCTGTGAATGGCGGTGGTTTCGGCACTTTTGGGGATAACTTCCGCGGTGGTCGCCGTGCGATGATCTTGAACGCAGTCGGGGCTAACCCTGCAGGGTCGGAGCGCAGCATCTTTAACTTTATTCCTGAAGCTAACGAAGCCACAGTTGCGTGGTGGGAAGAGAACCAGCGTAAGAAAGACAAAGAGGCCGCGGAGACTGCGGGCACGCCGGGCACGCCGGAAGGCAAAGCTATGGGCGGTATTGTTGATAGCGGTGTGCCCGTTAACTTCGCCAAAGGTGGTATTGCGGATATCCCAGACCCTGCAACGCAGGCCCTCGCAGGCAACGAGAAAGACCTCATATCCGGCGCAATCGCAGCCATCAAAGGCGAAGTAGAAGACCCGCGCCCGATTCTGGGTGCCTTCCTCGCTAAGTATGGTGAGGACGCACTGCGTAACCTCGTAGATAAAGTTCAGTCTGGCGAGGTTGATGAGACCGCTGCGCGTAGCTCTGGGATGCTGAAAGGCCCCGGCGATGGTATGGATGACCGCATCCCCGCTAAAGTTGAGGGTGGGCAGGATGTACTTCTTGCAAATAATGAGTATGTTGTACCTGCAGACGTAGTGTCGGCTCTCGGTAATGGGTCTTCGGATGCAGGTGCCGAGCACATGGACAAGATGCTAGAGCGTGTA